GAATATCCAAGCTGCTCGCAGCGTCGTGCCTGGAGGAACCGTGTTTATCGGCGTCGATGCCGACGACAACACCCGTGGCGTCAACGCCACAATGCGTCCCGTTGAGCAGAGCACCGTGCTTAACGAGTATCTTGGCGCCCTTCAGACCTACATGCGTCTGTTTGACGACGTCACGGGTGTTTCACCCAGCGATCGGGGCATGGCAACCAACCCGCGCAAGAGTGCGACGGAGGCAGCGGCCATTACTGACGCCGCCTCTAAGCGTAACTCTGACCGCTTGGAGATCATGGCGGCCATGTGGACGAAACTTGCGCAGGTTGGGTTTAAATACCAGCGCAAGATCTTCGGTAAGTCGGTCGATGTGCCCCTAGCTAACGGCGTTATCCGCACTCTGCGGGTGCCGGACCCCATGGTTGCGTGCTTTAGCTTCGACGTAGACCCCGTTGAGCTTGGCCACCTGTCCAATTCGGGCGACATCCAGGCCCTCATGCAGTGGCTCACGGTCACAACCAACGCACAGCAAGCCTTCCAGGGCGGAATCCCGCGCATGACGCGCGAAGCCCTGCGCCGACTCGGCAATGCCATGGGAATCGAAGATGCCAACATCTTCCTCGACGCGCCAACCATCGAACTCGGACCCGAGGAACGCTACATCCGCTTCCTCCAGACGCAGGAGCCGATCGCGGTCTTCGAGGACGACCAGCACGACATGTATGTGGCCTACTACGCCAAGATGCAGGAGCTAGCCGTCAACCGCAACGCGGACGAATACGAGCTTATGGCCCTCCGCCAAGCCCTTGACATGCACCGCATGTATGCGGCTCGCCGCCAGGAAGTCATTAACCCTGCCCAGGGCGGCGACATCATCCCCGGCATCGGCGCTGGTCCTGGCGAGGTAGACAACAACATGCAAGCAGCCCTCGCTACCGGCCAAACCCCGCAAGCCATGCCCCAAGGCGGCATCGGAGAGACTACCTACTAATGATCTACCCCTACAGATGCCCGGAGCACGGGCCATTTGAGGTCAGCAAGCGCATGGCGGACGCTTCCCGCCCCGAGCCTTGCCCGGTCTGCGGCATGGTGCAGTCGGATCAGGATATACGCTCTAAACGCCTTGGTGGATTCGTTTCGACCGAAGGTAACTGGAGCGGAGGTAAGTATGTCTCTCAGCTTCCGGCCAACCATCCAGATAGTATGGTGACGTCGAAAGGGCAGATGGAAAAGGTTTACCGTAAGCACGGCATTAACATGGACACCGGCAAGTTTGAGTCAAAAGAGGCTCAAATTAAGGCCACCGTACCCGTCAAAATGCGTACAGGACAAACCCCCAAGGCTATTGGCGGGGTTGACGACTAGCATTTAAACACTTACGCTGCCCCTTATATTGGGCAGTATTTCTTCTAACCGAGCCACATAGGTATCCGTGTCAGAAAACTCCCAATCCCCCGCAACCGAGGAAACGCAACCTGTAAGTCCCAGCCCGGAGCCTGCACCGCAGGTAGACCTAGCTGAAGAAGCAGGAAACGCAGCGGCGCAAGTCGCACCCACGGAGCAGAAAGTTCGCTCTTTGGATGAACTCGATCTCGACGGAGAAGTCCGATCAAAGATTGAGTCTTACGTTAGCAAGGCAATCAACGACGCCGTCGGCAAGCACGACGAACGACAGAGTAGGAAGCTTAAAGAAGACGGCTACATGAACCGTGGCCAGATCGAAGAGCTTCTAGCCAGTAAAGACGCCGAGTATCAACGCCGCGAAACAGCTAAGGAATCGTTTTTAAACGTCCTTGGCAGTGAGGGGCTGCATCCCGGTTCGGAAGGCTACAACAAGGTTCAAGAAACCTATAGCGAAGCCATCCAGTCTGGCAAACTCACGCCTGAAATCCTGCTTACCGAAGCCGGTATCCGCACCTTGGTCGCTATGTCGGGCGTGTCAGCGTCCTTACAGGTATCGCAACCTAGGAGCGGTTTGGATCGTTCGGCTCCACGGCCTGACGGTTCAGTAGCGTTCTTAGACGGTACGATTCAGTTGAACGCAAGGCATAGCGAAGACCAAACTTTGGAAGACCGTATGCGCCGAGCAATCGAGGCGTCTCTTGATTCATAACCCGTTTATTTCGTAGGAAACTAGCCCGATGGCTGCATCGACTTACAACCAAACCCTCGACACGATGGTTTCGACTGCGCTCGAAACCTACTCGAAAGACCCTATCAACGCTCTTACCGACTCCGGTGAGAAGTTCCTGAAGGCAGCGGCAACCAATGGCCGTGTCTTTGTTGTCAACGACGCTGAAACCGTCCGTCACCCAATTCTGTGGGGCCACGGCGAGAACTCGTCGCTCTACACCCCGGATGTCCTTACCGGCACCCCGGACGGAGAGAACAACCTCGGCACTGCTGCGTCTGACATCCTTACTCAGTGCTTGTTCTTCATGCAAGCGGGCACGCGGAACATCAACTTCCCGCAGTCCCAGCCTCCAGGCAACCTGATCGACTACGTTTCGACGGTCGTGAAGGCGAACATGATGAAGATCCTCAACGAAGAGGAGATTCTCTTTGCACAGGGCAACGCTAACGGCGCGTCTAACGTTGCAAGCGTGCAACTTCGCGGCCCGATGACTGGCGACGAAGGTTACTCGGCAGGTTACCCGATGTCTCTTCGGGCGCTTTTCCAAGGTAGTTCGTCACCGTCCGCTCAAGCAGACGGCACGTCAGTTACCGAAAAGTTCGCGGGCGTGGCTACTAATGACATCGCTAAGTGGCAACCGACCTACCAGATCGGTTCTGCAACGGACCACAGCAAGCTAATCGAAGACCTCCAGTCTGCGATTCTTACTGCTTCCTACTCGGAAGTTGAGCGTCCGACGCACGTTTACATGGCGCTGGCATCGTTTGAAAAGATGCTCGACTTGATGCGCGATAAGGCTGCGCTGCCCGATCCGGTTCGTGCCGATCTGGGTAAGGAAGGCACCATTTCCTTTGGCGGTGTAACTGTCGATTGGTCGCGTTACCTCGGCGCAGCGAACATGTGGGACGTTACTGATGCGGAAGAAAGCACGGCGACTTACCCGATCCTGGGCGTCAACTGGAACTCGCTCCGCTTGAACACTGTTCGTGCGGGTAGCCCCGGTAGCGACAACCTCGGTTTCATTCGCCAGCTTGGCGATATGCAGCCGCACCCGGAAAAGACCAACCTCTTCAAGCGGATTGAGTGGAAGCGTCAGTGGTCGGTAGACAACGGGCGTCGCTCGATGTTCTCCATCACTAAGCAAGCTAGCATCGCTTAGTCCTCAGGAGGAGGCGGCGGTGGTGGTGACGACGGTGGTGGCGGCGGTGGCGGTGGCGACGACGGCGGCGGAGGCGGCGGTCGTGGCGGCGGCGGCTAAAACTACCACCCACGCCACTTCTGGCGTGCTTCTCAACTTAACCAGTTGGTTATGACAACCCCGACTTAACAACATGGCAACACGCTCTGATCTAAGAACTCGACTTCAACGTCGGCTCGGACTGGGCGTGTTGTCCTCCGTCGAGTCGGAAAGGCTTAACGAAGCCATCAATAGTGGACTTGCCCGCGCCCTGTCTGACGGGGTGCCGGGTATGTCCTACAGCACATTTGTAGGTAGCCCTCTTGGCGATCTGGCATTGACTACGGCAGAAGCCACCGTCAAAAGCACCACTATTACGGTTCATGCCAGTGTAAACCTCCTCACTGAAGAGGTCATGCCGCACGACATCCTGACGTTCGGAACTGCGGGAACGCAGTATCTAATTAAGGATGTTCTTACCGCGCAGACGCTAAGCATCGGCGTCCCCGCGATTGCGACGATCTCGGCAGAAAGCGCAACCATCACGCGCCGTTCGATGATGCTACCTTCCACCGGCCAAGTCTCGGCGGTTGTCCCGGTCAACTCAAACAGTGGCGAAGGGCTAAGCCGCGAGCCGTCAGTAACGCATCGCGATCCGTTTAAAACGGGGACGGCGCGCTACTACGACCAGCGCTACTCGGAAGGGCAAACCTCTTCGTTTATCTCGCTTTGGCCTGCGCCGACTGCTGC